ATGGGTAATTTAATGCACCATAACAACAAGGATTTTATCGTGGAAAATATTAAAAGATTCAACTTCTATGAAGTTACCGATTACCCTGTCCTTGCAGAAATCCCACCCAAGGAAAACCCCGCAGGGAAATACGTAAAATACTCTGATTTTGAGACATTATTAGAGGAAAACAAAATGCTAAAAGAGAAGATTAACTCTCTTTTATAGAGTTTGTTGGCGTTACTGGCCACTCAATATTGGAGGCAAGGGAAACATCGATGTTTTTCACTTTCACACGATGCTGTTTTCATGCTTTTAAGTCGGCGCGAATGCCATCTGGCGCATCGTCGCCACCATCTTCTAGCCCCCTTAACTTCATCAGGACAGCAACAACCACGGTCGCCACGGAAAAATAATGAACCACCCATGAATGTCAATGATGACAACCCGTTATGATTAAATAACTACCCCCTCATTGAGGGGTTTTGTTTTATGTTGTCTGCGGTATTGTGCTTTGTATAAACCACGGTAAGGAATCAAAAAACACCCCCCATCTATCATCCGATGAATCTATGGTTCCAACAAGATGCCAGTCTCCTTCATATGCCGCCAGGTAAGCAACAACAACCTCTTCGCTTTCATCTGCAAATCTAACAATAATTTCCATTAGAATGAGTACCCCCTTGATGCTATCGTGTAATTACCTGACGCAGTATTGGCCATATTGTAGTAAATAGTCTGCTCGGTAATTACAGGCATAGTCACTGATTGCGTCATTGCTCCTGTTGAGTTACCCAGGGTGGCATTTACCGTGGTCTGCGCTATTCCGCTGGAAGATGCCTTAACATACATCTCTAAGCCAGCTCCAGCGACAGTCTGAACAATAACGCAATATAAATCCAAGTCCTTAGCATTCCTTGGTGCTGCAGTTGCTATTGACTGTGTAACAACCCCGGTGATGCCCGGCGATACAACTGCTATATTAATTAAAGCCGTAGAGACGTGACGACCATGCTGGTAACATACAGAGAATTTGCTGGCTGAAATCGGCAATACACTAACAAGTGCGGATGCGGAATAACCTGATGGCATATTATTCCCATTGTAAATCTCACCAATCTTTGCAATGGTGGCATTAACCGCCAGCAATGCAGATTCTCGCGTTGATGGATTGTATATCAAATACAACCCAACAAACCCAATTGCCGGGGCAGTTCCAGTATCCATGCCGCCCGCACCGGTAGTTGCGAGGTTAATATTTTTATTTAATCCGTTTAATTTATATTGCAACCCTCCAATTTCAGTTTGAACTACAACTTCATCTGCGGTTAACGTCGCCGTGGCTAGCGATGTTGGTATGCTTACCACTAAATTAACAGATCTACCCAGCAATCCAGTTAGTTGTGAAAATGTCGATGGTTGCAGAGCTGACATAGCCGCGCCAGACAAATTAACCGGCCCTGTAAATGTGCCGCCGGTAGTATGCATAAGTAAATCGGGGTTAACGCTTGCAGCAAATTGTTCCGCTTCATTTCTGGCAGAAACTGCCCCATCTTTGCTTTGCGTGGCTATTGTTGCAGCTCCAGATGCGGTCGATGCCGAATCTGTCGCCGCCGCAGCAGCACCGCTGGCTATCGTCGCTGAACCAGAAGCCGATGTTGCAGAACCTTCCGCTGCTGCTTCTGCTGACTGGGCCGCTGTCTTTGCTGCGACCGCTTCATCTCGGGCCGTTTCCGCCCCAGTCACCGCTTCGCCTGCATTCTCTATCAACTCTTTATTTGCATCAAACCACGTTTTTGAATCACTAATCCATGACAGAGCGGGAATAACTACTGTTGACCCATCAGGAGCAATAATGGTGACATCTCCTGTACCAGTGGTTATATCCTGCCAGTCTTCTAATAACTTTTGATATAAAGCTAATTGTACGGCTGTTCTACGCGCCAAATCAGACATTGAATTTGATACAGTCGTGACAATTGCGTATTCAGAGTTGGTAATTGCTGATGCTATATTTTTTGTTACTCTTATTTTAGTATCGCTATCGACAGAAAGTATTTCATATATTACAACCTGCCCAGAACCAGGAATAAATATCATCTGCCCCGAAGCAATGCCAAATATTGGATTATTCCATAGCGTACCTGTTCCGGTAATCACATTTGTCCCAGCTACTGACGTGACTGTTCCTGCCTCATACCAAGACATAATTGTATTCCTATTGATTTTAAAAGTAAGTGTCTGTATTTAATATGGGTAAAGCCAGTGGGCTATTGCCATATTTATTGTCATTAATCGGTACGCTATTTACATAAGCGCCTTGGCCAGCTGTGATGCTAGAACCCGACATCCGCATAGCAGTACGATACCAGCCCCGGTAGCCTCCACTTTGCTCATTCCCCGCAGGGAGACCACCAAGGCTAGGTAGAGGGATCATGGGTCTGGCTATTCCGGTGTTCACCCACACATTGGGCGTAGAACTCAATTGAGTTGTATTAGCCAATATTAAAGGGGGGTATCGAGATGAAAACGTGCATTGCCCTGAAGTGTTGAATATAGCTAACCCTGCCGTTCCGGAGTCTGGCGGCGCTGGGAAAAATCCCGTTGTAAAAACGCAAACATTCGCAACAACAGATCCATTGCCTGTTGAACCTGTAGAGTTTATAGCAAAGCAGTGGATATTCTTACTTGGGGCGTCATACAATAACGACACATTAGGATCGGTCCAATTAGCAAAGACGATGGCATTTTCACGGTTTGGTATACCAGCTGGAACTTGCCAATCTGACGATATAGTCACCTGCCCCCTCCATGTGCAAAAACCCAATACCGAAGCATCAGATATAGCCATGAAATTAGCTGAATTTTGTAAAAATAACCCATATGTACCAAATGCTGGTGAGTTTGGAATTTCAAAAGCTGAAAATGTCGCCCACCCCATATTATTATTTGAAGTGGTAAAGGTGATGCGATTACCATTCATTGAATACCCGGTGACATACCACGCATACGCGCTCGCCGACCCAACAGGGGTGGAAACTCCTCCAAATGAAGTTGGAACCAGATACAGCTGACCTCCAGTGTAGCCATTCAGTATGATTGACGGCGGATTTCCCGTTCCCAATGTATCATAATTACCCAGGAACTTGAGTAGCCGGGTTCCTGATGTCATGTAAATACCCTTCCCACCATCGCTGGGGGATACATATAAAATAGGCTCAGCCATTAGAAATACCCTAGTATTATCGCAACCTGACCATTGGCATGATAAGTTCGCTGACCGAGATAATTAATAACCGTCCTAATTCCATTTGTAGTGTTATCCATGGTCACATTACCTCTGAACGTTGCATTATTAAATTCAGCATTACCATTTTTATTAATTGACCATCCAATAGACCCAGGAATGTAATTAGATGATTGGATGTATTCGCCTATTTTTGCATTGGTTATAGAGCCATCTTGAATGAACGCAGACTTCAGGAATGTTTGTGATCCTGTAGCGGCAAACGCTAACTCATAACCACCGTTATTGGTGTTATAAACTGCAAAAGTATCTGCACTGAAAAGAATATAACTTTTTGCCACTCCATCACTCACTTCGGCTGCGATTGACATCCCAGCAGATACATCCTGCCCGTTATAAGTAACACCTGCATTGACGCTATAAACAGCCGATCCTTGCCCTGTGTGATCGAACTTAGTTGTTGCCTTTGTTTGAATGGCTGCTTCCTGCTGATCAAATTGAGCAGTGACCAACTGTTGGTATTCAGCAAATGATTCTTGTTCATTGGCAATGACAGTTCTCACTTCAAGAATCTCAGCCTTTCCACGGCCAGACTCAGCCCTCCATCGACGAATATCAGCATCGTTGGCTATTGCGTTTTCAATTATTGCATCACTATTTGTATCTATTTTTGTGGTTATAGATTCAAATGCTTCCGATCCCCTGATTGCATCATCAATATAATCAATCATGCCGGGAATATCGGAGGATGCTACGCCGGATGCCTCAACAAATTCAGAAACACCAAACGCATTTCGAGTCCTGACGTAAACATAATAAGTCGTATCTGCCTTGAGTCCGTTCAGCGTCCATTGAGTTGAGCGCCCTAAAAACTGAGCCTCATTCTCAATATTTGCCGCGCTAGATGCTGGTATTTCTCCTGTCCACCAAAACTCAAAAGTAGTATCTGTTGTCGCTGTAATGTTCATTACTGGCACGACATCAGCAGAGAATATGCCTGGCGTCCATCGAACTGAAGATGGCATTGGTGGTGCCCCAATGAGCAAGCTAACCTGTGTTTCAGCCCCTTTCATACCGTTATCATTACGCCCACGAACGCCGAGCGAATATGTTCCGGCTGGGATGCCAAAGAAATCATAGCGGAATTGATCTGTTTCGTACTGAGCGAAAACTTTTCCATCCAGGGTATAAACCAACAACTCAAACACAAGCTTTCTGGTTGTAGTGGCTGTTTCCCACGAAGCGCTTACTTGAACAGTTTCACTGTTTGTATTGATTATCCGAAGGTTCTCGATATTTGGAACGCGATAGCCATTTAGTGTATCGGAAGGGACATCAAAAACGGCTCCTTCGTCAACGATGGCTTGCTTGTTGGGGTTATGCAACGTTGCAGATATGCTGTAGATAGAGCTATTTTCATCTTCAGAAATACCCATTATGCGAAACAACCGCGTAGATACTTCACTGGTTGAAATTGCAAACGTAGTGCCATCTCTAACCCATGCTGGAGCTACTTTCAGCGTGATAGCTGAACCATTAACTGAGGCAATTTCATACTTAGTGAATTTCGCGTTAGCGCCCATGATAGACATGGAGTCACCATTTCCGGCCAATGCCGACACATCTGCGTCAACATTGATCACCACACCGCTGTGGCTAACGATTCGACCGCCGAGCCTGGTTGCTGCTCTGTTGTTATCCATTAACTCAATGATGTCGCCTGGGATGAAACCGATAGCATCCCGCCCCATACGAAACGTTACTTTGTCCTTTTCAAGCTTGGCGCTTTCAACTAGCCATCTTGCCGTCCTACGGGCCTGACCGCGTGATGTACAGCCAAAGGCTTCAATTGTGGTCTCGTTGTATGCCCCACTGCTGCTGATCATCTCATCATCAGAGTAGTATTCCTTCACTTGCTCCCAGCCGTTATTTGGGTCAGTCCATGACACGACAACCGCGTTGTAACGCTCTGACCGCTTCATCGCGCTATAAGTGAATAGCCCATCAACAACGCTGGCATTCGTTACAGCGTCTACCGGATCTTGTGGCCGGTCTATCATGATGGAAAAGCGCATGCCATCCCACAAGGCGATGCCGCGGAACATGCCAGCAATATCATCCAACAGCTCACGTGCACTTTTCTGCTCGGTGATATAGGCATTCAAGGTAAAGCGCGGCTCTTCGCCACCGAAACCATCTTCTACTTTTTGGTCACAAAATTGAGATAACACGTACAGGCTACCGTCATCAACATCGATATATCCCGCACGACGAGCCAGTCCGTAGCGCGTGTTTTTAACCAGCATGCGGAATATCCACGCAGGGTTATTGGTCCATGCTGATTTGAACCCACCCAACCATAGCCCGGTATATGTGCGGGTTATCGGGTCGTAATTGTCTGGAACATCAACAATTATTCCTCTTAAATGAGAAGTTCGATTTGGTGTATCGGTGTACTGATCTCGGTCAATTACGGCACCACAAACAGCGGTGTATGGGTAAGAAAGGTTATCGTCAATAATTTCAGTGTAGCTATTCCACACCGTGCCATTATTTAAAAGGTCACTTGTGCTATCTGGAGTAACGCGGCGCACGCGAATATCAAATGGCTTGGTCTCTGGGGCGTCAATAACATGAGCTTCAAGATATTCTCCTGAAATCTTACCCGTTATTGTTACCGTTCTTGCCGGAGTAAATGCACCATTGCCAATCCTTGTCTCAATAATCATCGTTACTGAGGTGTTTCTTTGATTACCCTGCGTATCCTGCTCCACCAAAGCATTAACGCCCACATTAAGCCGGACGCGAGTCACGTTATTGTCAGTCACCGTGCGCACTAGTGGGGTAGCCTGTGTCACGTCTGTATTAACGATAGTGGTGGACTCAATAGCTGAAAAGCCATTGATAGGCAGTTGTGTCGCTGAGCCAGGTCGCCAAGCAACACTCACACCTGGAACGCTGACTACACCGGTGTTATTGGTAATTGGCGTTTTATTTAGTCTGAAGGAGGAAAGGTGCTCCTGATCCACCGGACCGTAAATCGGCCCCTCAGAAATAATGTCCAGAACGCGATAGAACTGCTTTGACGTGAGGTTGTCATTAATAAGTGTTGGCGTACTTCCGCCACCGCCGCCTGAACTCATATTTTCACCTTAGCTAATAGAGATGTTCCAGTCTTTGTTATTACTGGTATCAATACCGAGCGAACCCACGTTTGAACCAACAACCATTTCACCCAGCAGCAATGGAACAGGTCGCCCCTGTCCGACTTTGTTTTCAGCACTGGTGAATGAGTTATTCGTTATCGTTCCGCTTTGCGCAGACTCGGCAGACGTTTTGGTTTTCATGTTAGAGGTCATATAGAGCGAATAGGCTACAGAGGCCACGGTAACGGCAACCATGATCCACGCTGCTGCTACGGCTGTTATTGCCCCCTCAACAACCGGTACAAACAAAACCGTAGCGCCATCCCTTAAGTGCCTATCCATATGAAAACTAAGCGTGTCATTGGAAACGTCATTACCATCGACCCGCATTCGAATTTTTGATTTATAGAAGTCACGTTTGAATTCAGGACATTGGGCGAGAAGAAGGCGTAATCCCTGCGAAGTGGTATCAACTTTTAAAGTGACCTGGCGGAAATGTCGTCGAAGATTCCCCGCAAATCTAAAGATGAGCATTGTTCATGTCTCCAGATTGAATGAGTAAGGCGCAGATAAGCTGGTCGTAGCTGTTCTCGACGGCTTAGGCGTCCGATATTTTCATGATGAAGGATGGTGTTATCACCGAGGTAAATCATGGCGTGGCAAGGGTCGGTTTCAGGGAATGCACGCCGGATAAGCACATCACCTGGCTGAATATCTTGCATCTCAATCGGATGAAATCTATTGGCCGGCATGTTTTTCAAGTAAAGGTTTTCGCCTCGAAGCCACCAACCGTTAGTACGTTCGAAATCCGGTAAATCGATGCCGCACAAGTGGTAGGCATCACGAAATAGTGTGTAGCAGTCCACGACCCCATGAATAAAAGTGCGTCCCAGCAAATACGCTACTGGCCTGAATTTTCGTAGCTTCCCTCCGCTCGCTAACCACCATTCAACTCCTGTTGCCAGTTGGCCGGTTCGGTCTGCTCCAGATAGCACTAACTTTCGCCCTGGATGAGAATGAAAAACGGCGGTGATTTCTCCCGCCGCTTCAGCATTCAACCAGTCATCATCACTTATCCTGAAATGTCGCTCAGGTGTCGGATGCGCATTCCTGCACTTAAACAGACTCATCCCATCAACTATCAGGCCGCAAACCTCATCACCAGACGAGGCTGCAAACTCAAGGCATTCATTCTCAAGCATCATGACACCTTAGCTGACCCAGGGAAGCAGCCTATTGGGAGCGGTGAAGGTTTTGGATGGCGAAAACGGCACCCTGATGGATGCTTGGAGCACTTATCTTTTGACGGGTCAGAGGTAGGGTTATCTTTATCATCAGCAACTGGCGGCCCTGAGTAACCACAGCCATCACCGCGATATATCCACTGGCAAACGTCAGCCAGAATGGTTCGTGCTGGGATAATGGCATTATCGCAGTCAACCGGAGTGGCAAGGTTGTAAGTCACTGTTTCGAAAGTCTCCTCAACCATCTCTTCAATCACGTAGCGGGAAACGGCTTCCATCGTGGTATCCGCATCTGGATTGCCACCAGGGAAATTAACCGCATCGAGATTTTGAACCAGAACCTGCCGCCGAGTGACGACTGCACCTAATGCATCATCAAAATCGCTGTTAATACCAGTGATTAAGCCGGTGATATTGGCAACCTTCATTGTTGGCCGCGAGTAAGTCCCTTCTGACTTAACTTCAAACCCTTCAACAGCTATCGGATAGGCAGAGTATTGCCGCCCCTTCCAGATAACATCACCGTAATAACCGTTGGTTCCAGAGTGAAAACGGATAACATCACCGCCAAATGACTGCAAATCAACCTCGAACAGGTCAATCATTGCGCCAACGCCAGCATCTACGCTCGCGATAATAAGTTCTGCCGGTATATCTCTCATATTTCACCCATAAAAAAGCCCACTAAATGTGGGCGTTGGCATGTTTATTGATCAACTAAATGGCGATTACCGGCTGATCTTCTATTGTGTAAGGTCAGCCCACTCTAGCCATGCGCGGCTTGAGTGTTATCTATCGGAGGAATGGCTGATTTACTCTGGGATAAGGTAACTACAATGACTCAGCAACAAAAACCACATGCCGAGATTAAAGGTCTACAAGTAAGTACAGATAATACTGATTTGAACTCTCTTGGCGCTGAAGTTACAGCATTAAAAATTGCAGTAGGCCTTCTGTTTCAGAAGATGGAGGATCATCATAGAACAGCACTTTTAATAGAACTCAGACAGCTGAATATTAAACCGTTGCACGATCTTGCGAACCAATTGGAACAGTTTAAGGTTTAATATTAGCGCTAACCCGAAATTCCAATGCTTGGATTTCACTTTTATTTGCCGCGGTCTGAGATATGGCCGCATTTTCTCGATGCTCTGACCGATAAATTAACCCACCAGGACGACGCTCTTTTCTAATGGTCTCCGTGATGGCTTTCTTCATCAACTCCTCGATATATTTATTATCCTTTTGCTGCGTTTTCATTTTTTCCAGTTCTGCTTCTACTGCTGCTAAACGCTGTTCTAAAGTCATAACTCACTCCTGCCTTTCGGCTTTAATTACCGCGGCACCTGCTCAAACGTACATGACAGTTCAAATACTGGGCCGGTCTTTTTCATTGACCACGAACGGCAAACATAAAGCGCTTGGGCACCAGTATCTGATGGTGTCCAGTAAAATGCCTCAACCGCCATTCTCGCCTTAATGAATGCTTCTGCTTGCTTTGCTACATTCGGTTTATTGCATAGCCCGTCAGCTCCTATAAACGTCAGGGAATAGCTATCCATCAGCGGATTAATGCCTTTGACCTGCCGCTGTTCGTAACCATCGCCAAGTTTAACGACGGCAACATTTGGCGCGCGGGAAGCCGTGAAGCCTTTTTGTGGGCTCCATGTGAATGTTTCTGGCATGGGGTACTCCGGATAATAAAAAACCCGCCTGAGCGGGTTAGTATTTTGGTACAGGAAGAACTTAAATTTCTGATGCCAGTTCTTTTAATTGCTTCTTGGCTTGCTCGAAAATTCTCTGCTCAATTACAGCAAGTGAAGCCTCTTTATCTAAAGGGATATCCACGTGCACCACGATGCTTTGACTGTGGTTTTCATACAAGAAAGTCACCTTCCCTAATATTCCAGCGCCGTTCATATTGTCGTACGCAGTGATATTTTCTATGTCGTAATCCATTTTATACTCCTGTTGAATGGTGAAACTTACCTTAGATTATTCTAACGAACTTTCCTCGGCTGAAGAAAACCTCCCGGCCTAGAACTTTGGTCTTTCATCTGGAAAATGGCAACCTGCTTCATCATTGTAGCCATCTTGCTCATTGTGGCGTCATCAATGCCGTTAGTCGTCGTGATGTGGAAATTAACCTCTTGCTGTACAACAGTTCCGCCCCCACCATTCCCTCCCTGCATATCCTTATTGCTGATGACCTTGCCATTATCGCCGGGGATCATGTATTG